AGGCGCTGAGGCTGGCCCTGACTCTGGGGACTTTCGGGGCCCCCGCATGAACCGATGTACTCACTGCCTGATGCGCGATGCGGAGGGCTTACCGCTGGGAGGCCGCGATGGCCGGACGTGGGTTTGCCCCGAAGCCTGCTGATAGGCGGGTTGGGCACTCGAAGGACCCGCGTGGGTTGCGGGTCATCACCGCTGAGCCTGTTGCGCAGCCGGCGCTGCCGACGTTCGAGGTTGAGAACGATGGTGTGCTGACGGAGTTTGTTTGGCCGGCTCGCACTGTTGAGTGGTGGCAGATGTGGGCGGATTCGCCGTTGTCTGCTGAGTTCACTTCTACGGACTGGTCGGAGTTGCTGGATACGGCATTGTTGCACGCGCGGTTCTGGTCGGGGTGCGTGAGTTTGGCTGGCGAGTTGCGGTTGCGGGTGGCGAAGTTCGGTGCGACCCCGGAGGACCGGGCGCGTTTGCGGATCACGTTCGCCCAGGCGGATGAGGTTGAGGACCGGACGGCTAAGCGGGTTTCGGCCCGTGATCGTCGCGGGCCGTTGAAGGCTGCTGGCGAGTAACTGATGCCTTGGCGCCCTTCGGTGCCGGGTGAGGTTCCGACGTTGGGGTGGTACGTCATTGATTGGATGACGGAGTTCCTGGCGGCTCCCGCTCGGGCTGAGTATGAGCCTTTCGTCCCGTACAAGGAGCAGGAAGATTTCCTGCTCCGTTGGTATGAGATTGATCCGCTGACTGGCCGGTTTAAGTACAACCGGGGGTTGCTTGGTAGGTCACGCGGTTGGGGTAAGTCCCCGGTGTTGGCTGGGATTGCCGCCGCTGAGGCGTTGGCTGATGTGTTGCCGGATGGTTGGGATGCTGACGGGCAGCCGGTTGGTCGGCCGTGGTCAACGATTCGGACACCGTTGGTGCATGTGGCTGCGGTGTCGTTGGAGCAGACGAAGAACACTTGGCAGCCGTTGTTGGAGATGATCCGCGACGGTCCGGTGATGGATGCGTACCCGGGGCTTGATCCGCTGGATACGTTCATCGTGTGCCCGCGGGGGAAGATTGAGCAGGTCACTTCGTCGTCCAAGACGGTGAAGGGTGCACCGTCGATCTTCTCAACGTTGGATCAGACGGAGGAATGGGTTCCGTCTGTTGGTGGGCCGAAGTTGGCGCAGACGTTGCGTACGAACACCGCGAAGAACGGTGGCCGGACGTTGGAGTCGCCTAACGCGTTCATCCCTGGTCAGGGCAGTGTGGCTGAGGATTCGGCTGCGTATGCTGCGGCGATCTTGGAGGGTCGGACGCGGGCTGAGGGTTTGCTGTATGACCATCGTGAGTGGCCGGCCGATACGGATATGTCTGATCGTGAGTCGCTGACGATCGGGTTGCGGGTTGCTTATGGTGACTCGTCGGCGCATCCCGATGGGTGCGTCCTTCACGATCCGCCCTGCGCTCCTGGGCATGTCGAGTTAGAGCCGCTGATTGAGACGATCTGGGACCCCGCGTCGGATGTGCAGCAGTGCCGGTCTGACTTCGGGAATCAGATCACGCACGCGTCGGATGCGTGGGTGACTTCGCCTGAGTGGGCCGACAGGATGGATCTGGCCAAGAAGATCGAGCCACGCGACACAGTAGTTATCGGGTTCGACGGTTCCCGTGGCCGCGTGAAGGGTAAGGCTGACGCGACGGCTTTGATCGGGTGCAGGGTCAGTGATGGGCACCTGTTCGAGATTCGGGTTTGGGAGCAGCCAGCGGGTCCGCGTCCGTTGGGTGCCGATGGGAAGCCGATCCCGTGGGAACCGAAGGTGATCGAGGTTGACGCTGAGGTTCGGCGGGCGTTCGTAACGTGGAATGTCGTTGGGTTCTACGCGGACCCGTCTGGGTGGAATACGAACCTTGCGGCGTGGGAAGCGGCTTACGGCAAGAAGCTGAAGTTGAAGGCGACTCGGGATGCTCCGATGTCGGCTTGGCCGCGAGGTAAGGATTCGCGGGTTCAGGAGTACGTGGTTCGGTTCCATGACGCTGTTGTGGGTGATGAGTTGACCCATGATGGTTCGTCGTCGTTGACGCGGCATGTGCTGAATGCGCGACGACGGGATACCCGGACCGGTTACCTGCTGTACAAGGCTTACCCGGATTCACCGGACAAGATTGACGCTGCGTATGCGGCGGTGATGGCTTGGAAGGCTCGCCTGGACGCGGTGTCTCAGGGGATAGGTGGTCGCAAACCCGCGACGAAGGCTAAGGCGGTGGTGTTTGCGTGACCTCTGCCTTGACGATCGTGCCGACGCCGCGGGTGCCTTCGCTGTTCCTGGGTGATGATGACCGGGATTTGTTGGCGTACTTGCTTGGGACGATTGGTCGCCGTTACCGGAAGAACCAGTTACGCGCTGCTTACTATGATGCGCGGGCGTTGGTGAAGTCGTTGGGGATGGCCGTTCCGCCGGAGTTTGATCAGTTGAACACGGTTGTGGGTTGGCCTGGCACGGTTGTTGATGTGTTGAACGAGCGTCGCTCGATTGATCACATCAACGTGCCGGATTCCGTTGAGCACACGGACATGATCAACGCTGTGTGGGACGACAACGACATGGATTCCGAGGCTCCGCAGCTGCAGTTGTCGGAGTCGATTCAGGGCATCGCATTTGTGGTGGTGGCGCGGTCTGAGGATGGTCGGACGATTGTGTTGCCGACGCCGGCGACTCGGATGACTGCGGAGTATGACCGGTCGCAGCGGCGGATTACGGCGGCGGCGTCGAATGATGAGGCGTTGCGGCCGGGTGATCCGCGGCAGGCGACGTTGTACTTGCCGGACCGGACGATGGTTGTTGAGTTGATGGGTAACGGTCGTTACAAGATCGTGAATGAGTATGTGAACCCGTCTGGTGTTGTGCCTGTGGAGCGGTTCGTTAACCGGCAGCGGTTGGATGCGCCGTGGGGGCGGTCTGAGATCACGCCTACGGTGATTTCGGCTACGAACCGGGGTGTGCGGACGTTGGTGGCGATGGAAGTCGCTCGTGAGGCGTTTGCGATGCCGTCGCAGTTCTTGTTCAACGTTGCGCAGGAGGCGTTCCAGGACGCTGATGGGAACCAAGCCGCGGCGTGGCAGATGTATTGGGGTCGGTTCAAGGCGTTGACGGGTGCGTTGACGGAGGATGGTGAGCCGTCGCCGTTGCAGCCGGATGTGAAGCAGTTGCCTGCGTCGTCTCCGTCCACCCTGATTGAGATGATCAAGATGGATTCGCAGATCATCGCGGCCGAAGCTGGAATCCCGCCGAGCAACTTGGGGTTTGTGACGGATAACCCACCGTCCGGTGATGGTATGCGTGCGTATGAGAAGCGGGTCATTGACCGGGGCCGGATGCGGAACAAGATCGACGGTGGTTCGTATAACCGGATGTGCCGGTTGATCCTGCTGGCTGAGGGTGTTCCGTTGGATGAGTTGCCGCGGGTGCAGACCATTTGGGCGGACACCGCGACGTATGCGCCGGCTGCGATCACGGATGCGGTGGTGAAGAAGGTTCAGGTGGGGATGGTCCCGGCTGATTCTGATGTGGCGCTCGAAGAGGCCGGTTATGACCGGGTGCAGGTTGAGCGGATTCAGCAGGACCGGCGGAAGTCTCGTGCTGCTGGTGTTGTTGCGGATCTTGCGACGGCTGCTGCTACGGCGCGGGCGAACCGGGTGGGTGTGAATGCTGACAGCGGAGCAGGCGCAGCAGTTCCGGCAGGCTGACGCTGATCTGGACGATTTGACGATCGCCCGGTTGTTGGAGTTGCTCAGCCTGTTGTCGGTGACGGACCCTCGTGGGTTTTCGCAGGGTGTATTTGACACGTTGCCCGGGTTGGTGGCTGAGTTGGGTGATGTGTCCGCGTTGTTGGGTGCGTCGATGTATGAGACGGCACGTGATCAGGCCGGGGCGCGTGGCCGGTTCACGGTGGATCTTGCGGACCCGCCCGGGGTTTCCCAGGTGGAGAAAACCGTGCGTTGGGCGTTAGCGCCGCTGTTCTCCCCGAAGAACACGCTGCCAACGATTGACCTGGAGAAGTTGCTGACGGACCGGTTGGAGGCCGGTACGCCGCGCCTCGTGCGTGAGGGTGGCCGCAAGACCATTACGGAGAACACAGCACGTGACCCAGCGCGGCCGAAGTACCGGCGGGTGTTGTCAGCTGGGTCTGGGCACTGCGATTTCTGTCAGATGCTCGCCGGCCGAGGCAGCGTCTATCACTCGGAGGATTCGGCCGGTGCTGGCCGGCACTTCCACGACAACTGCCACTGCACTGTGCAGTTGGAATTCTGATTGCCCTAGCGCGACGCGACGGGCACCTTACTGATTGGACCGCGATGGTTCGCACTGTTCTGCCCGCTCATGCGACTTTGCTTGATCCCGCCACAGGTGCACCGTTGCGGGCGTTGGGTATTCGCAAGGACGGTCGTCCTGTCTGGCCCGCGATGGGCGCAGAGGACACCCCACCCCCAGGGCCACCTGCTGATCCGAACACCCCACCGGCTGATCCTGACCCGGATGGGGATGACGAGAAACTCAGCGCAGGTGGCGTAAAGGCGTTGAAGGCGGAACGCGCTAAGGCCGCTGCTGCTGAGAAACGTGCTGCTGCTGCTGAACAGAAACTCGCTGACGACGCCAAGGCGAAACTCGGGGAGAAGGAACGCGCTGAGGTCGAGCGCGACGAAGCCCGGAAGGAAGCCGCTGAGGCGAAGGCTGAAGTGGCTCGGATCAGAGTGGGTCACAAGTACGGGTTGTCTCCCGAGGATGTTGCTGATCTGAGCACGGCGGGGACGCCGGAGGATTTCGATGCGCGCGCGAAGCGCTTGTCGGAGCGGTTGAAGGGGACCGGCGCGACGCCGGGTAGCGCGGGCGGGTTGCCGCCATCACCGAACGCTGGGCGTGGGAATGGTAAAGCGCCGAGCGGTTCGGAGCAGGGCATGGCGGAACTGTACAAACGGTTCCCCGAATTGGCTGCCAAGAAGTAGCCACTACGACATTCAAAGGAGAGATCCATGACCGATATCTCGGTCTCCATTGCGAGCTACCAGGTTGAGAAGCGGTCCTGGTTGCTTTCCCCCCACGGCACTGAGCCTGGGGCGACTCTGTCCATCACGTTGGACGTTTCGGCGTTCACCGCTGCCACGCACTACCCGAACGGATACCTGAAGTCGGGGATCGTGCTGGGCAGGATCACCGCCACTGGTCTGTATGCGCCGTACGTTGACGCTGCTGTTGACGGCACTGGCGTGGCTGCTGGTTTCCTGTTCAGTTCTGTGAAGGTCCCGAACACGGCGGACCTCACCAAGGATGTTGGCGGTGGATTGGTCGTGCATGGGTTCGTGGACGCGGCGAAATTGCTGCTGGTTGTCGCGAACGGCGCGACCGGTGGTGGGTTCATCGACGCCAACGGGCGGACCGACCTCAAACTCGTTCACTTCGTGAACTGACCGGCTACAAGGAATAGGAGGCCAACGAAATGGCAATTATCTTCGATGGGCCGGTCACCCCGGACGCGCTTACCACGTTCGTCAGGAATGTCCCGACCCCCCAGGAATTCACGCTGGGCCAGATCCTCCCGGATCGGTTCTTCACCAAGAACACCATCGACGTGAACGCGTTCACCCGAACCAACCGGACGGCGCGGTTCCGTGCGTTCGATGGTCGGCTGAACGTGTCCGAGCGGGACGTTGCTTCCACTCAGACCGTCAAACTGCCGCCCCTGTCGTCCTCGATCAGTGTTGGGGAACTGGAGCGTCTGAACCTGGAGTTCGCCCGCACCGGCGGCACCAACCTGTCAGCGATCATCGACGCCGTGTACGACGACGCGACCAACCTCACCCGGGAGATTCAGGCCCGGATGGAGCAGGCCCGCGGTGATGTCCTCACCGATGGGAAGTTCACCCTCGCAGGTGAGGGTGGGCTGTTCATGGAGGCTGACTACGGTGTGCCGGCGGGGAACATCATCGCGACCCCGGCGACTCCGTGGTCCACGGTGGCGTCCGCGACGATCATCGCGAACATGACGACCTGGGTGAACGCGTACATCGCATTGAACGGATTCGCCCCAGGCGGGTTCATCACGTCCAAGACGGTGCTGGGGTATCTGCTTCAGAACGCGGAGATCCGGTCCCTGGCGGCGTCCCTGTCGGGTACCCCGTCGCTGGTCACCCGCGGCACTGTGGACAACGCTCTGGACGCGTACTCGCTGCCGCCGCTGCTGTTCACCTACGACACTCAGGTGGACGTGGACGGGACCAGCACCCGGGTAGTGCCGGCGGACCGGGTGATCTTCGTCCCGCCGAACATCAACGACCTGGGGTACACCGCGTGGGGTATCACGGCGACGGCGTTGGAGCTTCTGAACTCGAACGCTGTTGACCTGTCGTTCTCGCAGGCACCCGGCATCGTGGGTGTGGTTGAGAAGTCGGGCCCCCCGTACCGGTCGTGGACGTTCGTGGACGCAGTGGGTATGCCGGTCATTGCGAACCCGAACCTGCTCATGGTCGCGGACGTCGCGTAGTCATGGCTGAGCTTCGGGCGGCTGTGTATGTGGACGATCCGAACGAGGTTGGTAAGTCGGTTCTGTTCGTCCCGGGCGATCAGGTACCCGACTGGGCTGCGGCTCTCATCACGAACCCGAATTGTTGGGTGGACGGTGAACTCCCCACCGCCAAGGTCGCTGCTAAGCCGGATGCGGATGGTGCGCCGCCGCGTGCGGGTAAGGGGTCGGGTCGTTCGGAGTGGGCCGCGTACGCCGAGAGTATCGGTGTCGCGGTCGATGAGGACGCCACCCGGGACGAGATCATCGCCGCCGTAGACGCCAAGTAGGGGGTGACGCCAGATGTTTCCGTTCGCTGATTACACGGATGTTCAAGGCATCTGGCGCACCCTGACCGATCAGGAAATCATCACCGTGTCGGCTCGTATTGCTGAGGCGTCGCAGATGATCCGTGATGAGGTTCCGCTCGTCAACGGCATGGATGTTGATGAGCGGATCACGGCGGGCACCCTGAACGCGGCCACGGTCAAGAACGTGGTTGTGAGCATGGTTGAGCGGGTTGTTGTGCCTGCTCGGTTCGTGCGTCAGGAGTCCAGCACCGTTGATGATGGTTCCGAGTCGCGAACGATTGATTCGTCGGTGTCGTCGGGGGAGATGTTCATTTCCTCGAATGAGTTGCGCCGGTTGATGGGGCGTCGCGTCGTGGGTCGTCAGGTCGCGTTCATGGTCAACCCGATGAGTGGGTCATGGACCTGACTGGGTTGTTGGAGCGTCGCCAGGGTGAGGCGTTGTCGCGGATGCGTGACACGTGCACGGTGACGGTCCCATCGAGTGCCCCGGGGACGGTTGATCCGGGGACTGGTTTGGAGTCGGATGCGGCGGGCACTGCCTTGTATTCGGGTGTGTGTCGGTTGCGGATGGCTGGGACGATCTCGGGGTCCAGTGCCAGGGATGTTGCGGGTGACCGTGTCTCCACAAGCAGCCCGACGTTGTCTGTTCCGGTGACTGCACCACGCCTGCCGGTTGGGGCGATCATCCTGATCACGGGTGTCCCGGCGGATGACCCTGCTGGGCATCTGCGGTTGGGGTTGCGTTTGCGGGTCACTGGCCTGGTGATTGGGACGGATATGACGGCGCAGCGTGTGACTGTTGAGGCGGTGACAGGCTGATGGCTGGGTTCCGTATTGACACGCGCGAGTTGGATGCGTTGTTGGCTGAGATGATGGCGAACCGGGCGGTGGTGTTACCGAAGGTTCGTGCTGCCACGAACAAAGCCGGGAAGGCGATGCAGTCAACGGCTCGTTCGTTGGCGAAGTCGAAGTCCATGCCGGGGTTGTCGCGGTCGATCTACACCAAGACCCGGCAGTTGGCGGCGGGCACTGAGATCACCGTCGAGGCCAAAAGTCCCTTCGGTTATATCCGTGAGTTCGGTGCCGGCCGCAGTGGTCCGCACCCGTTCATGCTGCCCGCGCTCGAGCAGAACGTGGATGCGTGGGAAGCGGACATGGCGGATGCTGCTGCGTCGGTGCTGCCCTGATGGTGGCATCTGTGGCGGATAAGGTGTTCGCTCTGGTGGATGCTGCGTTCGCCACAACTAACGCAGCTTTGCCCAGCGGGTCCGCTGATCGGGTGACCGGGTACAACACGATCATCCCCGGTGTGCCAACGAACCGGTATTGGGTGATGTTCTGCGGTGAACCACTCCGCGGTAATTCCACGGTGGATGGGTTGTCGCGAGACGCGAACGGCCGGTTTCAGATCACCGTCGCAGCGACCCGCCCCGACTCCCTCGCCTCACCTGCGCCGCGTACCGGGTGGCTCGCCCGGGTCGTGCTGAACGCCCTGGTGGATGTCACGATCACCGATGTGGACGGGCTCGGGCAGTTCACCATCCAGCAGGACGACGTCGACACCTACCCCACCCCCGTTGAGGT